GAGATGTCTCCTACTACTTTCATGCAGGTACAAATGAGTTGTATGGAAATATTGTTTTTGATGGCATTACATATGCAGCAACCCCTGTCGAATTTGACGGCTTCAAGAGATCAACCACGGGAACACTACCAAGACCAAAGTTCACAGTTGCTAATACTGACTCTGCCATCTCTTCATTGTTGATTTCTTATAACCCTTTAAATGCACAAATCAAACGAATTAGGACGTGCAAGAAGTTTTTAGATGCTTCGAATTTCACCTCTGGTACGAATCCAACTGCTGATTCAACGGCTGTTTTTGAGGCTGACGATATTTGGTTTATTGATCGTGTTGCTTCTGAAAATCCAGCATCAGTTCAATTTGACTTAACAACAAAACTTGATTTAACAAACGTAAGGCTCCCTAGAAGGCAAGTTCTTGAACATTGTCCTTGGTTATATAAAGGAACTCAATGCGGGTATGCAGGAATCAGCTACTTCGATGTTAATGATGCCCCAACAAGTGCATCGAATGATAAATGCGGGCATCGTTATAGCTCTTGTGCTTTAAGGTTCCCTACTGGCGACCTTCCCTTTGGTGGATTCCCTGGTGCAAGACTTCAGATGTAAAGCAGAAGAACATGCTTTAGAAATGTCGCCTAAAGAATCATGTGGTGTTGTTGTTGATGGTAAATATTGGCGATGTCGGAATATTGCCGCTAATGCTGAGAACGATTTTTGCTTAGACCCAAGAGATTATGCAATGGCAAGGTTATATGGAAAGCTTGAGGCAATTGTGCATTCGCATCCTCAAGGTGGACCAGCAAGTGAGGCAGATCTAAAAGCACAAAAACAAACAAAGCTAACCTGGCATATCTTCTCTATTCCTGAGAACCAATGGTCAACTATCAATCCTTAGTTGGTAGGCATTGGGAATATGGAGAGTTTGATTGCTATACGTTGATGCATGATTTTTATGCATTGCTAGGAATTAAGTTGCCTATATATGTTCGACCTGCTGACTTAGAAACATGTGAAAGTATCTTTTTGGATCAGATGCCTAAGCAAGGTTTTGGCCAGATTCCTTTTGAAAAGAAACGCCCGAATGATGTTTTGATTATGCGGTTAGGAACTCGCACCCCTATGCACGCAGCGATATTGCTACCTGATCAAAGGATCTTGCATCAGAAACAAGACTCGCTCTCCTGCGTTGAGGTATTAAACGCCTACTATGTGAGGAGAACAGAGGCCGTTTTTCGATATGCAGCGGGTGCTCCTGCAGGATGAATTAGCAGAGCAGTTCGGTGCCGTTCATGAGTACCACAATCTACGTGCGCCTGTTGACGCGATACGACTCCTTTGCATTAACTACCCAGAATTTGCAAAGCATTTAGCCGAGTCAGGTGAAAACGGGATTGGCTACAAAGTTGTTCAAGCTGGAACTGATCTTGAACTAGAAGATATGTTGTTGCCTTTTGGTAGCAATGATCTGATTATTATTCCTGTGATTACGGGTTCAGGGAGAGGGGCAGGACTGATTCTTGCCGGTATTGCGTTGATTGGTTTAGCAATAGTGACAGGCGGCGTCGGATGGGGACTAGGGGGTGCTCAAGGGTTTGGTGCTCTTGGAGCGGCTGGTGCTAAAGCAGGCTTTGTTGCATCAGCAATTGCAATGGGTGGAAATATAGGAATTGCTTTGACGTTAGGAGGTATTAGCCAGATGCTGGCTCCTACGCCGGAAGACGTGCGATTTAGCCAAGGTTCAATCTCTGAAGATCGAGGAGGGCAGTCAATTACTCGTGGATCAGACGGAAGACAGAGCTATGCCATGACAGGTCCTGTAAATAGCGTTGGCCTAGGAGCAACTATTCCTGTTTGTTATGGGAAAGCATTAATAGGTAGTCATATCATTAGTGCAGATATTCAAGTAACAGATGAATCTGATCCTTTAAACGAGTGGATACGTACACCCTCTCCAGAGACCATGAAGGTAAATGGACATCAATTGCCCTTTGGCACCTTCAAAGAAATTGGTGGAGTGTATGGCGTTCGATACACAGACAATTCGAGCATCAGTCATGGAGGTCCTGGTGATCAGTGGATTGGTCCTAGCGGCATTAGTATTCCTTTGACTATGACGGGGAAGAAGTATTTAGCAACGATTAGAGGTGAATTTGATGAACAACATCCGGCACATAGGGCTCGTATAGCTTTTGAAATGGACAATGGTTTATATAGCTATATTGCGGGGTCTGGTACTACAAAAGTTGATGGGTTCGTAACTGTAAAAGTTACAGTGCAAAATACAGAAGGAGGTGCTTGGGTAGGAAACGTTCAATTTACTGCTCAAGGATTGATGTCACCTGGACAAAGTTATAGATGGATCAATCAGTTTCAGTTCGGAAAAATTTCACATAAGGATTGGTATCGTGTCTACATTGAAGTTGTAGATTACAGTGCAGATTTAACTTATAACACCTTGCTTGTTAGACAATTAGGTTATCACTGGGGAGGACCTCGTACTTAATTATGGGTTTAAATTCCACTTCTGTTATTAAGATAATTGACCTTCTTTGCGAGGGCCAAATTCAAGGCGTTGTTGGAGGAAAGAAAGGAGTTTATTTAGATGAAACTCCAATACAAGCATCAGATGGGACTTTAAATTACGATACAGATAGCGCTAACTGGGATTTTAGATTAGGAACAGGTACGCAGGGAAGACTAGATGGGTACTTACAGGATGGAACATCTACTGCTACTACTGTAAATGCAGAAATTGGATCAAATTATAGTGAAACTTTAAATACCTCTGGTGAGGTTGCGTCTCGTGATTATGGGGGCGGCCAATTAGTCAGGCAAATTACAGATACTGAAGCAACATCTTGCCACTTGTTGTTTACAATTCCTGCGTTATTTAGCACAGCTCAAGAGGGAATTGCAAAAGGACAACTTTTTAACGCAACAGCAAGGATACGTGTATATCTTCAGTCTCAAGGGTCTGCATATAATCAAGTCTATACACGTGATGTCACAGGAATTGCTACGACTGAATATCAGATAAAGACCCCAAAAATAGAGCTGTCAGGGATAGGTCCTTGGAATATAAAAGTTGAGAAAGTAGTTAATGGGGAAAATGACTATGAAATTAAATATACATCGTTTACAGAGATATCAGCCACGACACCACTCTCTTCATATCGAGGCAATAGAGTCTTTTGGACAAGCATTATTGAGAAGCAAGACTTAAGAAGCGCATACCCTCACACGGCTTGTGTTGGCTTAAGTCTCTCGACAAAACAATTTACAAGTGTGCCAACAAGGGCATACATGGTTGAAGGGCTCAAAGTGATGATGCCGCAAAACGCAAATGTTAGAGATGATGGCAGTCTTGATTTTATTGATTCTTTTAATGGATCGCTAAAAGGGCCTCTCTGGACAACGTGTCCTGTCTGTGTCTTCTACGACATGTTGACTAATGACAAGCATGGGGCGGGAGACTTTATTGATGCTTCAAATTTGAATTGGGTTGATTTATATCCTTTAGCGCAATATGCAAATCAATTAATTACAAATCCTGATGGGACACAAGAGCCCAGGTTCGCCATAAATACTGTTATTAGCTCACAAGCTGATGCTTATCGAGTTTTACAAGACCTTGCCAGTGTGTTTCGTGGAATGACCTATTGGGCTTCGAATACGATTCAAGTTACAGCAGATCATGGACAGCTAGACGGAAGTGACACAAGCCCTGTTCATCTATATAACAACTCGAATGTTATTGATGGAGTGTTTTCATATAGCGGCACTTCTCTCAAGACTCGTAGTACAAGTTTAAAAATTAGATTCAACGATCCAGGCAATTTTTATAAGACCTCAGTTATTACTGTGGAGGACTATGACCTGATTGCTAAATATGGGTATCAAACAAGGCAGATAACGGCATTTGGTTGTACGTCGAAATGGCAGGCTCAAAGAATGGGGCGGTGGATGATGGCCGCAGAAGAGCTAGATCAAGAGGTTGTTACTTTCTCTGTTGGACTTGATGGTATTGCTTGTTTCCCTGGGCAAGTCTTTGCAATTGCAGATGAAATGCGCCAGGGGGCGAGATTAGCGGGCCGTGTTTCTAGTGCAACTTCGGATGCAGTATCGACAACGGTTGTTTGCGATCAAACGATTACGTTGCCATCAGGTTCAGCTCACAAAATCAAATGTGTGATGCCAGATGGAACAGTAGAAGAAAGAACAATTTATAGTGGTGATGGGACGACTAATATTGTCGTGACCCCTGCTTTTTCATCTACGCCATTAGCTCAATCAGTTTGGTCGATTTCTTCTAGTTCAGTCGTAGAACAAAAATTTAGATGTCTATCAATAGATGAAGACAAGAATGGTACTTATACAATTTCTGCGACCCAATTTAATGATTCGATTTATACAACGGCAGATACAGGTGTTGATTTACAGCTTGATGACATTACGACGTTTGATGATATCCCTAATAGACCAATTAATTTATCTGTAACAGGAACGCAGGTCAGAGTTAATAACAACACAATTAACCGAGTAACCGCAGAATGGCAAAGAGGTACAAATGGCTCATCTATTACATATGAAACTCGCTACAAGGTAGGTGGTGGTAGTTATACCACTCGTGCAACAACGAATACGATTCAAGAGATTGATAATTTACTTTCAGGTTCACAATTAACTTTTGAAGTTAGAGCTGTCGGCCCCGCGCCTGTCCATAAAAAGTCAGGTTGGACAAGTACAACAATCACTGTTCCGTTCTCTGGTGTTGTTACACCCAACCCTGGACAACCTACCCCGATAGTTCCAACGCCGCCTGATCCAACAGGCGTCACGATTCAACAGCTTGGATCTGATGTTTTGCTGAAATGGGATATTCCGGCAACTGGCCTTAACCATGCTGATTTAAGGGCGAAGATTAGACATAACACAACAACGGATGGGTCAGGAACTTGGCCTAATAGTTCCAGCCTTACGACTGTTAATGCAGTAACTAAATATGCCTTATTAGCTCTACAAGAGGGTGAATATTTAATCAAGTTTGAGGACGTTAACTCTGGCTTAAAGAGTGATAACGCGGTATCAGCAACGATCGATCTTCCTGATCCTATACCTCGTTATACGATTCAAACGGATCGAGAAGACACAGATACACCACCTTTTGACGGTCACTACGACTGTACGTTTTACAGCGGCACAGCAGGAATGACTGGTGTTGTGCTTGATGGCGCAGGCATGTTTGATGGCGTGTCTGATGTCGATGCTTTGGCTAGTTTTGATTTCATTGGCGATCGCAAGAAGAGCGGGGATTATTATTTTGCAGAAACTCTTGATTTAGGCGCGGCCTATAGCGTTCTGTTTAAAACACATCTTAAATCGATAGGGGTTTACCCTTCTGACTTGTTTGATTCAAGAACAGAAGATTTAGATCGATGGGCTGATTTTGATGGATTAAATGCAGACGATACTAACGCGACAATTTATTTAAGAACATCAGATTTAGCGATAACAGATGACGAATATCTTCTTGAAACGGGTGACAAGTTTTTGCTAGAGGATGCCGACAACATATTGCTTGAAACGAATATTGCATATGGAGACTGGATACCAATGCAGAGTGGTCGCTATAAGGGGCGACTATTCCAATTCAAAGTAAATTTGACTTCAACTCACATCGACCAAACACCAGTTGTTGAAGAGTTGGGTTACACAATGCAACTAGAAAGCAGGACAGAAGGAAGCTCAACGATTGCATCAGGAGCTGGTGCAAAAGCAGTTACATTTACAAATGCCTTCCATCAAACGCCGAATGTAGGCATAACAAGTGCGAACCTCGCAAGTGGCGACTACTATGCCTTAAGCAGTATCTCTCGGACTGGATTCACTGTGCATTTCAAGAACGCAAGTAATGCGAGCATTGATCGCAACTTTGAGTATCAGGCCGTTGGTTATGGAAAAGCGGAGTAATTAAATGTCACCCCAAAATGACCTAAATATCCAGAATGCTTCAGGGGCGGCTGTAAGGGCAGATTTAAATAATGCACTGCAAGCACTCGCAAGTATTAGTGCAGGTTCATCAGCACCTAGTACGACCTATTCCTACCAAGTCTGGTTAGACACTTCTGCTTCGACTACTGAGCCAACCATTAAGCAGAGGAACCAAGCGAATAATGCTTGGATAACAATTGCAAAAATATCAACTGGTGGAAACCTTCTTTTAGAGGGGACTGGTGCTGTAGATATCCCAGTTGGGACCACCGCGCAGCGGCCAACAGCTTCCCAAGGAATGCTGAGATATAACACCACCACGTCTAGCTTCGAAGGATATGACGGGAGCGCCTGGGGGTCTATTGGAGGTGGAGCAAGTGGAGGTGGAACAGATACCGTTTTTTACGAGAACACTATGACCGTAACGACGAATTATTCATTGCCGTCAGGATCTTCAGCCTCGTCCGTTGGACCCATTACTATAAATTCTGGAATCACGGTTACAGTGCCTTCAGGGTCTAACTGGGTCGTTCTTTAAAATCATGCCAATCACTATTAATGGGGATGGATCTTTAGTTGGACTAGCTGCAGGTGGATTGCCTGACGACTCAGTTGTCTTGGCCGATCTATCAGCTACAGGGACTGCGAGTTCAGGCACCTATTTGCGAGGTGACAATTCTTGGGCTGCTGTCTCTGGAGGTAAAATTGTTGATGTTAAAGGTGTTACTAAAACAGACCAATTTACGGTAAGTTCAATAGATACTTTTACTGATATAACTGGTCTATCTATTACCCATACATTAGCAAATTCTAGTAATAAATTATTACTTCAATATAGTGTACAAGTTAGTATGAGGACTAGTGGATATACTGGAATGCTTCGTCTGATGAATGATACTACCGCAATATGTATTGGTGATGCAGATGGTTCTACTGTCAGATGTTCTAACCAAATGACAGGTACTGGTCATCAAAACGGCCAATGGAGTTTCTCGAACTCATTTCTATATACACCTGGCGATACAAGTTCACATGCATATCATTTAGAAATACAAACTGCTTATGCTACTGCTCTCTATGTTAATAGAAACTATTCATGGGATAGTAGTTGGAACGAGCATGGACCAACAGCTAGTACTTTAACATTAATGGAGGTATCAGCATAATGGCATTAGATCATGATGCAATCTTAAAAGCATATCCATCTGCTGCCGTAATTGATGATGGCACTGGTGTGTTCGATTCTGATGGCAATAAAATAACAATAGAACAGTCTAAAGTTGATGCCGCCAGAACAGAATTAGCAAAGTTAGATTATCAACGGAAAAGAGCTGAAGAGTATCCTTTAATTGTCGATCAGCTCGATAAAATTTATCATTCTGGCCTGACAGCTTGGAAGGCTGATATAAAAGCTGTCAAAGATAAATTTCCTAAGCCAACTAGCTAGACTTTCACTATGGCACCTCTCAAGCTCAACGGTTCTAGTTCTGGATACGTCGCTGTAGAAGCGCCAGCTTCGGCTGGATCGAATACCTTGACGTTGCCGACTTCTAATGGATCGGCTAATCAGTATTTAAAAAATGGCAGCACTCCTGGCACCCTTGAGTTTGGCAGTGTAAGCGCTGGAAAAATTCTTCAAGTAGTTAATGCAAAAATAACAAGCATTCAAACCGTAAGTCTTAGTTCTGCCTTTGCTGATACAGACGTCACAGCAGCCATAACTCCAGCAAGTGCTTCTAATAAAATATTGGTCAGTATGTTTGTAGCAGGTGAAGGAAATGCTAGTCCAGGTTATTTTTCCTATAGGTTGAATAGAGCCATTTCAGGTGGCGCGACAACGGCGATAACTGCACCAACGGCAGGTAGTAGACGCTCAATTATGGGTGTTCCTTCTGGTGATAGTCCTAACAGTACATCGACAATAGAATCTTTTTCAATCTCTAATTATTATGATGAGCCTGCTGCAACAACTGCAGTGACTTATACGTTGCAGATGTTTTACGAGGGGTCAGCTACGTGGTACTTAAACAGAACTGTTTCTGATACAGATGCCGCTGCAAACAGAAGAGGAATGAGCTGGGTCACACTTATGGAGGTTTCAGGTTAATGTCTACTCTCAAAGTCGGAGCAATTAGAGGAACAAGTGCATCGGCTGATGCGATTACTGTTCACGCAAGTGATGGAACTGCTACAGGTAC